TAATTATTGGTAGATCTGTCAAAACCTCCTGAATAACTTTTAGCTCCTGGATCATCTCTATATCTTTGATTAGCTTCGGCTTCTATACGATTATCAATTTGTTCTTGACGTTGTTGTGCTTGTCTTATTCTATTTTCTTCTGAAACTCTTAATGCTTCTGCTTCTCTTGCTTTTTCTTCTCTTATTTTTTCTAATCGTTCTCTTAGAACTTCTGAAACTGGTTTTTTTCTTTTACCTGTTGCAATATCATTAGCTTGTTTAGCTAAAGTTTTTCTAATAGTATCCATTCTTCTGTCATAAGCATTTTGTAAACCATATGTAGGCTCTTCTCCATATCTACCACCTGTTAGTGTATATAAACCACCACCTGATACAGGGTTATAACCTTTCATCAAACCAGATGCTATAGAACCAGAACTAGTTAAATTACTACCATCTTTACCACCATAATAATTTCTCATAAAAATTGATTCTGGTCTTTGTTCAGGTAAAATTCCTGATGCTAGATTGCCTATAACTCCACCTTTTTTTATAAAGTCTAAAAATTTACTACCACCATCTTTTATGTTTTGTAAGATACCTGTTTTTTCTGGTTCTAAACCTTGTGGATAACTTTGTTTTATATAATTATCAAAAGTATCAAACCTAGCTTGTAGTGCTTTATTTTCATTAAATTGTTTTTTTAAACTTTCAATTGTATTAGTTCTTAAATCTTGAGGAAGAGGTCTATCAATAAAATCAATACCAGTAATTCCTGTACTATCTATTGAATCAAGTGGTTTGACATAACCAATTGCACCATCTTGACTTTGTAATAATTCAGTTATACCTCCACCTTCACCATTTCCAACACTAGCCATACTATATTCTTTAAGATCAGGAGAAACACCATCACCTATTTTTTCAATAGGTTGATTATCATTCATGTTTGTATAATACTCATTATAGTCATCTAGTAAAAATTCACCTGGAACACCAAATTGTTTTCTAAGATCTATAAGCCTTTGATTAGGTATTAATTCAGGTATCATTGGATCACCTATGTCTGGATATCTAACTGCCATTATCTACGTCCGTCTGGTTGTATGTCAATTCGTAATGTGCCAAAACGCCAAGACTCACTAACATCAGTGTTTTCTATCTTAATGTTAACAAATCTTCCTCTGGCTCTAGTGTCCTTTTTATCAGTGCTAGAGTCGATTGTAAAGGGACTTAAAGTTGTTGTTGTATCTGTTTGTTGAGGATATCTTTTAACAGCTAATGTTACTTTAGCATTTCCTTGTAAATTTTTAAAGTCCGGTACAAATCTTCTCATATCTAAAAATACGTCTCCTGAAATACCTTCTGTTCCTTGTTGTCTTGATTGTATATCAAAGTCATATGATTTTACAAATGATGTAACTGTCGTTGTACTTCCGTCTTGATTAACTTGATCTGTGCCTACTTCATGTTCAAAAAATTGAGTTTGACCCAAACCATCTTGACCTACAATTACAGGAAAAGTACCATCCAATGTTGAATTATATTTAGTTGCAAAAGGTTTTTGATATACACTTGCATCAATCCAAGAAGTTCTTGCTTCTGTTCCAATATACCAAACACCACCTTGCATAGGTTGCCCATAATTAAATACTACATATTGATCATTATATTCAGAATTAGTTGAAGGGTAGTACCAAACAACTTCTGTAAATTGATTATTTAAACCAGCACATATTTGTTGACCTTTAGTAGTGTCTGCTTGATCATAAACATAGTCTTCAACACTACAAGGTAATGATTTAACAGTACCATCAAACATAAAGAAACCGTTTGTACTCATCCAAAAAGCTACACCATCTATTTCAACAGCTGCATTTTTACCAATCAATCCACAGTTTGTACCAACTTGTTCAAATCCAAATGTAAAAGGTGCACCGATAAATTTCATAGTATACAAAGCATTATCTGTCCAAACTAAAATTGTTTCTTTTGCTTTTAATGAACCCATAATTCGTGTCCCATCTTGAAGTCTTTGTGATCCGGCTGAGTTAATAGCAGTTGGAGTGTAATCATTTATATTTTCTTGATCAGAAAATCTTATAAACATATCATCTTGAGAAGATGTATCTCCAATAACAGTTTCAGTTCCTAAATGAATTAAGTGACGTGTTGTAGGTGAAACTAATGTGACTCTTGTTGCAGTTGGGTTAGCTGATGTAGAAAAACCCGAAGTACCTGTAGATGCTCTAACTGTTAAGGGTGATGCTGCTCCGGCATTCCATGTAAATGTTTTACCATTTGCAATAGTTGCAACTAATACTTGACCAAAATTACTCAAGCTCCAGAGGCCTGGTTCTAGAGTTACGTTAGATGCTTGAACAGCACTTCCAAAACCTGTAAAATTTGATGCATCTGTAACCGTTGCACCATTTGAATGAGCTTGCCCGTTAGATGTACCAAAAGTTGCAGTTCCAAAAGCACCTCTAGTAATACCTGTTAAAGTATTTGTACCTTTTCCAGTATAGCTAATTAATTCATTACCAACTGCTATAGTTCCAGCGGTTGGAAAACCTGAATTAGATGTAACATTAATAACAGTTCCTGATCCACCAGTACCATTAGTATCTGCCAATAAAGCTCCATTCAAAGTAGTTATTTGTGCTCCTGATACTGTTCCACCATATTGACCAATACCAAAACCATAACCATACGATTGTGCAGCAGGACCAACTTTTTCATAAGGTATAACAGAAAGACTACCTCCTGTTGATACGGTTCCTGTTGCATTTGAACTTTGTGTAATTGTAAAAACTGTAGGGGTTGTAACTGAAGTTACTTGAAATAATTTATCTTCAAAATCAGATGCACTAAAACCTGTACCGCCTGGTAATGTAACACTGTCTAGTAAAACAATATCGCCTGGTTCTAGATTATGAGATGAACCAGTTGTAATTGTACAGACTGCGGAACTATCTACTGTTGCTATTGTTGATGAAGACAATGGTGTTTTTATGGGTGTGATGTCAAATATTTGACCTTCAAAATATAAAAGTAAAAATTTATCTGTTCCTATTGCAACATAACGGTTACCTTCTAAATCTACAAAAGCAAACTCACGTCTTGCAACACCTACAATAGATTCTGTAATTAAAGAAGACCAACCACCTACTTTTTCAGGTAAGCCATATCTAAATCTAACATTATTACAATCAACCCATCTGTTTTCTGCTCCAGATTCGGTATCCTGTTTATCAATTCCAGGTAGTACTTTAAAATCAATAAGGGCCATGGTCCGTGCTCCTTACGCCGTGTTAGTTTTATACGCCCAACCTCTTGTAGAATCCACGTACACTAATGAAATAGCTTGACCTGCTGTGCTTAAAGTTAAGTTAGATGTACCTGAATTAATGGGTTGACTATTTCTATTTATAATCAAGTTGTTGTTATTAAAAGTTCCTCTAGCATCAATAAATGTAACTTCAGAACCTGTTGGAGGAGATGCCGGTAAAGTTACGGTAATTGGGTTAGCTGTTGTATTTGCTAAAATTTGATCACCATCAACAGCAGTATAAGCAGTAATTGCTGAAGAGTCTAAAGTTACATAGCCCTTTTGTCTAAGACCAAGACTAACATTTGTACCATCTGAATAAACTAATGATGTTGATCCAATAGGTAATAGAACCCCGGACCCTGAAACCGTTTTAACAGTTATTGTATAAAAAGTAGAAGAAGCACCTCTAGTTGTTGCATCTTCAAATACAATGACTCTTTCCGCACCATCAGGTATTGTCACACTTCTATTTGCACCAAGTGTACCTGTTAGTTTTATGTATAAATTTTTACCTGTAGATGTTGCACCATTGTCAAGTGCTAAAGCTAAATCACCACTTGCAAGTTGAGCTGATGATAAATAACCTGTAGATAATTGTTCTAATATTTGTAGGTTTGTATTAGTAATCGTACCCCATAGACCAGCTTTTTCACCGGTAGTGACTAGTTCTAATTTTGAGTTTGTTGAGTAAGATGATGCCATAATTTATTAATAAGGGTCTATTGGTGTCCAAGTCATGTTCACCCCTGGAATAATGTCATTCCAAGTAATAATACCCGCTTCTCCTGTGTTTACTGTTACTTGTGACCCAGTTGGATTTACAAGTGCTGTTCCTGTTACTGTAACACTTCCTGTTGATAAGGTCAATGAATTTCCAGTAACCGCTGCTGTTACATCTATTATTATTGTAGAATTTCCTACCCCAAGAGTTACTTGTGATCCTGTTGGATTGACTAGTGCTGTTCCTGTAACAGTTACTGTGCCTGCTCCAAGACTTACTTGAGAACCACTAGGACTAGCTGTTACATCAGTACTAATTAAAGGAGTTCCAATTCCTATACTTAATGCATTACCTGTTACATTTATAAGGACATTAGGGTTAAAAAACGATGTCGATATTGGAGCACCGGATAAGGAAGTTAGTCCGAGCATGACCTACGCTCCTGGTTTAGTTGGCCATGTGACTGAATTAACGTCTTCGACTGTAGTTAAACCGTTTGTAATATCTCTTAAAGATTGTCTGTAAGTTCTCATGTCATCAGATAAAGTTTGATCTGATAAAG